TTTCATAGACTTCTCCAACGAGAACGCCTCACCGTATTTTTGTTTAGAGTCCGATTTCTGTCCCAGAAACAGACTTAAATATTTTAATATTTTTTACTTTTTATGATTTTACCTACAACAAGATTTTGTCATAGAACCATTATCATTACGTCAAAGAACTAAACTAAATTTATATATTAAAGTAAATTAATGACTTTTTTCCATTTGTTGAAAGTCAAATTCATCACAGAAGCTAAAGACTTCTGTGTTTTCTTTGACAGGTCATATAAAAGTGTTTCATAACCATTACCAGAATCATCACTTGCTGAACCTTCTCTTAAAAATAATTCACCATTTTTAATTTTTTCAAGTTCTTCAATTGAAAAATAATTATAATCATTATAAACTAATTTCATATTATTTCTAAATTCTTCTTTTGTTGGATATTTATCATTTGCACTTTCATCATAACTACAATAATTTTCAATTATATAATCAATATCTTGTTCTTCAGTGATATTATATATCGTTTGAACTAAATTTTTATTCATCTCATATAATGGAGATTCTATATTTATTTTAAAAATTTCTAATAATTGTTTATAATTTTCAATTTTTTCTTTTGAAAGAATTAAAAAACTTGAACTACTAGAATTACTTACAAATCCATTTCTTATTTTCATATTAATATTTTTTTAATTTTTATTTTACGTATATCTTGTTCTCTTAATTGTTTTAAATTTAAATAATGTTTTTTATAATCAACCCCTTCTTTTCTTCGATACCATTTCATTGTTGTTAAATTTTTCTCAGATTTCTTCCCAGTTATTTCTTCAAAATGAAATATTTCTTTATTTTCAAAATTTTTCAATTTTGTTGTATGTTTTGGATAACTGTTAACATCATAAACTATTTTACCATTTATGAAATATTTAAAAAAACTTCCTTTCATAAATACTTCTTTATTATCTGTATGTCTGCTCATTGCAGGACCATATAAATTATGTAATACCCCATTTTCAATTGTGTAATGATACAACAAGTTTTTTATTAAACAAGTTTTCCTTGGTATATTTGTTAAAATCTTTCAACAATATCCATTAAATTCATTAACATATCTGAACTAGAACCACCAGCATCATATTCATTATATAGTTTATCTGTTTCTGTTTTTGTTTCAGGATGATTTTCAGTTAATAAATCAATTATCATATAAGATGCATCTGTATCTTTTATTTCTCCCGCATCATACTTATTATAAATTTTTTCTGTTTCAATTTTCATATCAATTTTCATTTAATTTTTTATAAGTTTTTTCTCTCTATTATATTCTTTTCTACCATAATTTTATACCTATTTCATCTGCACTATCTACAAATTGTACACCTTTATCTTTTAATATTTCAATATATTTTGTTGCATCACCAATTGCTCTTGAAGCGCCCAAATTAAAAATGACTTTAAATCCTGCATTAATCAAATCTAATGCACCTTCACCTGCGCAAAAATTCAATGCTAATCCCGATACAATAAATGTGTCAACATCATCACATTTTGCTTTTTCAATTATTCCTGTTGAAATAGTTTTATCTAAATTATGATAACAAGGAGAATAAGGATGTAAATTTTTTTCTACACCTTTATATATAAAGAAATCATATTCTTCCATTTTTGGTAATCCTTTAAGTAATTCAAAACCAAATGTTCCAACTACACAATGTTTATTCCATCTTATATCAACATTTGGTAATCCAACATTTGAAAATTGTGGATTTTCTTCTGTTGCAGTCCATAAACCATTTGATGGATGAGCATCTTTAGAAGCATATCTAAATTTCGCTTTTGTGGCATTTTTATTTAATTCTTCTACAATTTCATCACCTCCAGGAACTGGAAGTTCATCTGGACAATTTGGTGTGAAACCATTTTGACAATCTATGTCAAAACTTGCTGAGGTGTTCCAATTTATTTTTATCATATCTTTTATATTTTAATTATATAATTTTAATTATATCATTTCTATGAATTATATATGGGTGATTTCTTTTGAAACTATATTTAATGTATCTTTTAATAACTGGATGATTATTTAATTTAAGAACTTTTTCTTGAACAATTAAATTATTTTTATAATTTAATTGACATGTTTTATCCATTAATTTTTTAACTAATTGTAAATAATCAATTAAGATATTATCAACTTCTTCATAACCAGAACGAGTTGAATTATGTCTATTTTTCCAATCAGGTAAAATTTGATCCAAATCAGTATTTGATATTCCTAAACCATCTGTTGCATTACATAAAATACATCTATTTAATGCTACTGCTTTTTCATTATCATCTTCTTCATCAACAAGATAAGAAGCCATATCATAAATTTCAGTTTTCCATAAACTTATAATAGGTTCAAAATCTGCAGCTTCATCACCACATAATGTAAAGTAAGCCAAATTGTGTTCCGATTCATTCATTGTCCCAAGAACTAATCCATTATTTCTTGATGCAAGATTATATAAATAAATCATTCTCATTCTTGCTTTAATATTTCCCATTCTAATTTTATAAATAACATCATCATCACAATCTCCCTCCATATTATCAAATTCTTTCATTATTTTATATTGTTCTGTTAAATTAACTTCTTGAAAATCAGTACAGAAATGTTTTCCTATTTCTCTTGCTCTGTCTTGCTCATCTTCTGAATTTGACTCAATTGTAATTGAACGACCAATTAATGGTATTCCTAATTCATCTACAATTGGTTTAACTAAAACAGCAACTATAGCAGAATCAATTCCGCCAGAAATTCCTAACACTAAGGATTTTACTTTTGATTTAAGAATATATTCTTTTATAAGATTTCTTAAATTTTCTACTGTTTGTTTATTATCTATTTTCTTCATAGTTTTTAATCTTTCATATTTTAGTTTTCCATAGTGTTAGAATATAATTTACCCCATCCAATTGTTTTAAATATTTTTTCCATTATTTATTATTTTTTATTGATTAATAATTTTATTTAATGCAAAGATACAAAAAATTTCTTTATTTAAAAAATTATAAAAATTAAATTATTAATAAAACTCATTATTATTGAATATCAAGATTTTAATAGAAAATAAGTTTTCTATTGCCAGCCAAATGTATCCTTTATTACTTTTGGCTGGAAATAGAAATAAAAAAAAAATGATTTTAATAAATTAATATATAAAAAAAAGAAAAATAACTATATGAAAAATTTTTTAAATTTTATAAATGAAAATATTGAATATAATTTTCAATATAATGAATTTATAGATTATACATTATTAGATAATAATGTTACAAATGAAGATATTACCCAATTATGTGAAAAAGCAATCAAATTTGGTGTTAAATCAGTGTGTGTTATGCCTAAACATGTTTCTATTGCTTTTAGTGAATTAAAAAATTCATCAGTTTTGGTTTGTACAGTCATTGATTTTCCAGGAGGAAATAATGACCAAGCTTATAAAGTTGCAGAAACTAAACAATGTATTGGAGATGGTGCAGATGAATGTGATATGGTATTAAATTATCAATATTTAAAAAATAATTGGAATGATAATGGAGAAAATGGTGGTGATTTAGAAATAGGGTTATCAGAATTATTAGTTAATGAAATTGAAGCCTTAGTTGATATTTGTCATATGAATAGAAATAAAGATGGTGGATATGTAACATTAAAAGTTATTGTTGAATCAGGACTTTTAACAACAAAACAAACTGAAATTGCCACATATCTTTGTGATGATGCTGGAGCAGATTTCATAAAAACAAGTACGGGAAAAGTTTCCATAGGAGCTCAACCAGATAAAATCGAAGTGATGAAAAGAATAATTGATGAAAAAAATTCGGATATGCAAATTAAAGCTTCTGGTGGGGTTAGAACTTTAGAACAAATTAAAAACTTTGAAAAATTAGGTGCAAGTAGATTTGGTATGGGTTGGGGATCAGTTGATACTTTAAATGGATTAAATACTGATGTTGTAGGATATTAAAAATAAATATAAAATTATGATAAGAAAATTTGAGAATTATAAAAATGGAGAAATGTGTATTGTTTATTTAAAACAATCTGGAGATGTTCGTAGAAAAGATATAAAACATTCTGCATGGAATGAAGAAGAAAAAGCAGAGAAACAAGTAGAAGTTTTAGATGATTATGGATATAAAAATTCATATTGGGAATGGGAATATGTTGGTGAAGATATAATAGATGGACATTATTACGTATAAAAATAAAAGGTTCTGTTTTAAAAGATTGTGAAAATACAAATTACATTAATCTTTGATACAAGTATTAAAAATTATTAATATATTTCAAAAAAGATAAAAAAGATAATGCCAAACAAATTAACAAATGAAGAATTTATTACAAAAGCAAATGAATATAAAATTAAATATATAAAATATGAAAACATTAAAAAATTATGAAAATTTTTTAAATAAAAATAACATAAATGAAAATAATATTGATGATTTTGATTTTTTCTTAAATAAAATAATAGATTTACCAACTAAAGAAATTTTAGAATTAAGAGATGATATTGAGAAAATGATTGAAGAAGAAAATAATGAAAATATTAATGAAAACATTAATGAAAATATTTCATCATTTTTAAATAAATTAAAAAGAAAATTCAGTTCTTGGTTTGATGATAAATTATTTAAATTTTTAATTAATAGAAAAAAAATGTTTTATTATGAACTTGTTGATAAATTAAATCTATTTGATTTAACAACATTAGATGATGTTGTTAATTCATTTCCAGGATTAAAAATTGAATCAATATATTTAGCTGGAGGAATGGATGATGCACAAGATACAGGACAAGGTTGGAGAAATATTATAGAAAAAGAATTTGAAATTAATAATTCAGGAAGAAAAAATCAAAAACTTAATAAAATTAAAATAGGTAATATTGAAATTCAACCATCATATGTTGTTGATGATAATTTTTTAAATATGTTACTTAAAGAACCTAAAAAAATATTAAAATTATATGACGCTCCAGCATTATTTAATCCTGTTAGAAAAGAAATAGATAGAAATAAAAATGATTTATTTGATAAATCAGTTGCAGCAATGAAAAGTATTGGAGATTTTAAAGGAATTCCTTATGATCCTGTTAAAAATCCAGAACCAATTAAATTTTTTCAAAAAACATTTTCAAAAAACATTGAACCAGATGATGAACATTTATTAAGATTAAGTTCAGCAGTATTTTTAGGAATGGATTCAACTTGTGGTGCAGGAACTTATGGAGAATTAGAATTATTATCATTAATTAGAAAACCTTTATTTGCTTGGTTAATAAATAGTCATAATAATTTACCTGGAGGATTTAAATTATGGAATATTCCTCATTTATCAAAAGTTATGAGAACACAAGATGATATGAAAATATTTGTGAAAACTATATTAAAAAATACATAAAATAAAATATACAATTATGAAATTAAAAAGATTTAATGATGAAAATATACTTAATGAATCACAATGGAATGAAGAAGAATTGGAAGATTTAATATATTGGCTTAAAGATGTTTCTAAATTAGAATATGACATTAGAAATTGTAATAGAGGTTCATTGTACCTTCATCTAAACAAAACAGATGAATTAATACAATATTTAGAAAATTTAAAAGAAAAGTTAAATGGTATAATTGATAGTATCTAATTAAAAAATAAAATCTTCATTTATATAATCCCCAAAAAATAATAATGCTTTATATGATGATAAATTATTTATTTTACATTTTTCAAAATAATCTAAATATTCGTCAATTTGTTTATTTGTATAATCATATGTAATATAATTATTTTTATAATTCTCTGTAGCATTACAATATAATTGTTCTCGTACTTTTTTTATATATTTTTTCATAATTTTTTACTTTTTTCATATGCTAACTTTCCTTATCAATACCGTTAGCTTTCAATTACCTTCCATAGAGTTATTGAATTAAATATTAGGCTGTTAGCTTCGCTACACTTTTCCTGCATTGTTTTAATAACATCATCAATATTATCTGTGTTAAATGTTAGTTTAAATTCATCTGAATTACCTATTTTCATTGTAACTAATTTGTTATTTTTGTGCAATTGTATCATTTTCTATTTACCATTTTCTATTTGTTATTGAACAACATTTACATTGATGATTGTCTCTTTCAAAAACATCAGATTTAAATTTTTCTCTTATTAATTTTTTATTTTTACTCATTACCATATTTCTTCTTTTTAATCTACTACCGTATAATTTATTCAATTATTATTTTAATATTATCAATAATTTTATCATTATCAAATCTATATTTAATTGTTGATTTTGACACATTCAAATGTTTTGATGCTTTACTGATTGAATCAAATATCATTGTTTCACTTGTTATTATGTTGATTAATTCTACCTTTTTATTCAATCTTTTCGTATTCCCTAATTTTTTCCTCTCGTTCCAAAATAGTTGAGTATTTACTTTCCTTATTTCTTTATCAATATTATCTAATTTTCTATTTTTTAATGTATTTGAAATTTTTGTTTGTATTTCTACTTTTTCACTTGTAGTTTTATTGTTCCAATGTGATTTTCCTTTCATTTTTAATGAGAAATTCTTTTCTCTCTCTTCCGTTCTATGCCATTTATCCCCACTCATAATATTACCATCACCTTTTTGTCTGTCTGATAATCTTTCATATGTTCCGTTAGCTTTATTTTTTTCTGTAATTTTCGCAATTTGTTCTTTTGTATGAACATACCCTAACGTTCCTTGTCCACCACTTGTAATATTACTTAATGGTCCTTCATTGTGTTTAATTCTTCCAATAATTTCAATTAATTTCTTCTCAATATTATTAGATTCTGTATATGTTAATCCTGTTTGGTGAAAAATAATTTCTGGTGTTAAATCATATGATAAAATTTCATTTAAAATGTTATTTTTTAATGATTTTCTTTTTAAATTGTAATTATTCAAATGAGATTTAAACCTTTTGTTTTTTCCTCTTCCAACATAAAATGGTTCATACTCAAAAAATAAGTCATTGTAATAATACCCATCATCTTTTAATGGATTTAAATAAATATAAACATAATACATAATTTAATTTTTATTTCTATATATAAAAATTTAATTGCAAAAACCCTTCCATTTTTAAGATACTTATTTTTCTCTTTACCCTGAACTTATATTCATAATATTTTAAATATATTTACTTTTAAATTCTTTAATTTTAATTTCTAATTCTTTTGAATTAGTATTTTCAAGTTTAGAAATTTCTAATAATTCTAAAACTTCTCTTTCAGAGTAATCTCTAGGAAGGTCAATTATTCTTGTTCTTGATTGCATCCATTCCATTAATTCTGTAGTTTTTTCCATTTTTGTTTATTTTTTATTTATATGATTAATAATATTTTTTGTTTTATTTGTTACAAAGATAATCATTTTTTTTGAAATAACAAAATTTTATATATAAAAATAAAAAATAAACTTATGATTGATAAGGAATTTGACTTCACGGATCAATTTTTTAGAATGGTTACTATTGGTCTTGCAAAAACACTTAGTAAAAAAATTAGATGGATTAATAAATTTACTCCATTAAATGATAATGAAACAGGTTTTAAAAGAACTACTGTCCCTTTTTATACTTCATTAACAGGAGATGAACGATTTGTGTTAGATGCATTTGTAGATGATATTGCAGATAAAAGGGTAACAATGAATACTGATCAATTTCAAAGAGGGGTTATTACTTTTACAGGATTTAATACCCGTAGCGATGAATTCTCAAACCCAAATCAATATTTAGCTCAAAAGAAAAATGTGAATGGAATTTTAAAAAATATTATATCAAAAGTTAAAGCAATTCCTATATCAATTCAATATGATATAGAAATTCAATTAGCAACAATAAATGAAGTAGATAAAGCAAGTCAAAAAATATTAAATTTATTATTTAATTATTATTATTTTAATGTTGATTATTATGGGATTAAAATAAATGCTAATTTTAGTTTACCTGATGATAAACAAATTGAAATTCCAAGAGAAGTTACAATGGACACAGATAGAAAGAAAACAATTAAATTTTCTTTAGAAATTTCAACTTTTTATCCTGTATTTAAAATTGACCCAGATGATCTTATCACATGTGATAATGATGATGACTTTGATTGGGATGAATTAGATCTTCCAAAACCTACATTAGATTACTCACAATCATTTAAAAACTATAATGAACACATTGGACAGCTTGCTTATGCAGGTGGTTCCAGTGGATTAACAGAAGAAGGTAGAACAGATATAAAAAGAGTTTATTGGGAAAATTTATATAGAGATATGAATAAATATTTTAGTGGTGATCCTGAAAAAACTGAAAGACCAAATTATAATCCAACATCTTGGGATAAAGAAGATTTTGAAGGTGTTGATCCAGGAGAAAGTTCAAAAGAACGTCCTGAAACAGATGAAAATGATTTAAGTTAATTATGAAAAAATTAAGAATATTTTTAGTTATTTTATTATGTGTTTGTGTTACATTTACTTGTAAAGAACCTGAATTGTTGGAAAAAGTATATGAAATGCAACAAGATTCTGTGATTTCTATAAAAGAATCCAGAATAGATTCTACTGTTTATGTAATTACAAGTTCAGAAATTATTGTTGAAGAAATTAAACATGGTAATGAGGTTGTTAAAAAAGTAAAACCAAAGAAAATCTCTGAAGATGTTATAGTTGAAGAAGCTATGATAATCCCAGAAGAAAAAGATAATCAGGGCGATATATCATATATAATAAAAGATACTATGATTGTTGGTGAACCAACAAAAGTCCAATTGACAATATCTAAGAATGTTGCAATAAAAGAGGTAATAAACTCAACTGAAACATTTACATCAATTGAAAATATTCAAACAGATAAAATTAGAATTGAAAGAAAAATGCAGGCAAAATTAATTGATCCTGTAACAGGTAATTTCACAATATCATCAATAACATCCGGTGTTCAGATAACTACTTGGGAATGGGAAGTAACACCATTAAAAAAAGGAAATAATAAATTAGTATTGTCTATTGATATATTGATTGATGGTGATATAGGCAAAACTGTAAAAGTATATGATGGATTTATTTATGTTTATTCAGATTTAACTTTTTTTGAGAAAGTTAAAATATTTTTTAAAGAAAAATTTGATTATAAATGGCTTTTCTCAACTTTAATAATTCCGTTATTTCTTTATTTTTATAAAAGAAGAAAGAAGAAAAATGAAAAATAAATTACTACATTTCATTGGAGTTAAGACATTTGACCATATGCAACGATTATCTATCGCAACCTATACAACCACAATGAATGAGAAGAATTTTAACTTTGATAAGTATTTTGAAGCATCTTATTCGGAAATTATAAATGAAAGTTTAGTACATTTAAAAATCAAAGATATAGAGAATTATAAAAGTGTTTATGAGAAATATTTGAGAGAAGTTTTTGTTTTTAGTAAAGAAAATGGAGTATTGTTTATGAAGATAGATATATCAAATAGAAAAATGTTATTTAATTATTGGGTAAAAAATAAGAAATTATTTCTTCAGGAAATTGTTGATGTTTATAAAACTGAAAATTAATCTGGTATTTTTGTTAATATTTTTGTTAATTTTTCATTTCTAAATTTTAATTTTTCTATAACATATTCAACAACATCAATTTCTTCATCATTTTCAGCATTAACATAATCTTCACAACTTCTACAACTAAAAGTTATTTCGAAATCCTCCATTTTCCCTTTTTTGAAAAATTCTTTAATATTCTGATATTCATATGTGTTTATAATATTCATATCAACATCAAAATCTAATGTGTATCCATTTTCATTTTTCATAATATGTGCTGTTAAAATAACTGGGGCCCCACATCTTGAACATCTTATACCAGCTTTCTTTGAATTTTTTTCAGCTATTTCAAAATTCTGTTCAAAAATTCGTTCTTGTAAATTCCTAATATCTTCTCTATTAATTTTCATTTTTAATTTTTTTAATAATTATTATTTAATTAAAATCTTTTTGATCTTCATCTGCACCATATCTAACACACATATCTAAAAATTCATTACCATTCAATCCTAAATACATATTAATATTTATATAATTTGACAAAGATACAAAAAATATTTTAGAAAAAAAAGAGTTTTTTATTTTAATATATAAATATGATAAAAATTACATATCAAAACTCGAAAAGGTGCCAGATATGATACAAAAAATAAAAAATATAATATGAAATCAATGAAATTACAATTATTTGAATTTAAGAACAATTTAACTATGGAACAATTAGAAATTAGTAGAATTGCACACACTCATTTAGAAAATTATGATTATATGTCAGAATTAGAATTAAATGAATCATTAAAATTAAGTTTATCTCCATATGGATATGATTCTGATGTTAAATCATTTTTAGAAAATGTACAAGAAGAAGTTGAAAAATTTCCCCTTGTTTTTGAACTAAAACATCTATATAAAAAAGTTGAAAGAAAAAATCATGGTATGTTGTATAGACAACCATTAGTTGTTTTATTAGAAATTATTAATAAACCTACTGATGAATCAAGAATGGAATCAGTTTTAAATGAATTAACAATTTATGATTGGGTACCTGAAATTAAACATTTCTTATTAAAAATGACTGCATCACCATTAGAAAGAGAAAATTTAATTAACTCTGGAAAAGGTGAAAAAATTTATACATTAGTAGAAAAAGTAGAAGAAGGACATTTAGCTTTTATAGTAGATAGATGGTTTTTAATTGCAGAAAAAGAAATTAAACAAGTTAATGCTGATGATTATATCAAAGATATTGAGAAAGTTAGAGAACTCAGATTATTAGAAAAAGTATTACAAATGGGAGATATTGAAGAAAATAAAATCAATTTCCAAATTGATGAAAATCTTACATTAGGATTATCAACAAAAAATAATGATGTTTATTTAAATGGTGATAAATTAGATAAAGAAACAACATTAGAAACATTATTTAATTCTCCAATAATTCCAATTTTGAAAAAGGATTATTATAATTTAGTTGAAGCGGCAACAAATAATTTAGATAAATTTGTTGAATTAGATATTGCGGTAAAAATAACCAATTTATTAAATCCATTTAATGAATCAATTGCATTTAATTATAAAGATAAAATGTATATGTATTCAAAAGATTCAAGATATGGATCAAATTTCTATATTTATGAAAATGCAATTGAATTAATTCAAGATGTTCAAAAAGAATTAGATTTTGATTTATCTAAATTTTATGAAAATAAATTATCTGAAGAATTAAAAAATCTTAGAACATTAGAAGATAAAGAAAAACAAATTGATATGAAATTAAAAGATATCAATGAATCAATTCTTATGATTAATGAAAGTAAACTTTTAACAGAAAGTAAAGAATTAGAATTAACATTTAATAATTTATTAGTTTTAAAATCTAAATTATCTAAAGAAGTACTTTCAATTAAAAATGAAAAAAATGCAGCAAGAAAATTACTAATTACGAAAGTATAATTCTCAATTATGTGAAATTAACAACAGAAACTACTAATTATAAGTAGTTTCTGTTTTTTAAACTTTTATATAAAACGTTTATATATTATTATGTCATATGATTTTAAATCATATAAAATAAAAGCATCCATAGAGTTATAAAGCATATAAATTTCACATTAACACACAAAAAATAATGCACACAATTTATGGCAAATTACTTAGAGGATAGAGATCTCTATTATGAAATAGTTCTTTCAAAAGGAAAAGGGAAATTAACAAAAAAAACTCAAACATATTTTCAATTAATTGCAACAAATCTTATCAGAAAAATGTCTAATAGATATAAAGATGAAGATGAAAAACTTGATTGTCAACAAAATGGGTTATTAATTATGCTTGAAAATTGGTATAATTTTGATGAGAAAAAATATAAGTACGCGTTACCATATTTTACAGAAATAACTAAACGTGGAATGACTCAAGCTTTCAATGAGTTACGAGGAAGAAAATCTCATCAGAAAAATTATGTTAGTTTTATTAGTTTAGACTCTGGGAATGATGGAAATGGGTTATATCATATATAGATTTTTAATCAAAAAATAAAAAGGGGATTTATTATTCTCCTTTTTTTAATATATAAAATATGGCATATACTAAGAAAGAAATTATTAAAAAATTTATTATTAAACATGGTAATAAATATGATTATTCATTGGTTAATTTTGAAAATATTAAAAAAAATATTATTATAAAATGCAAAAAGTGTGGTAATATATTTTCTCAAAGACCAGATCATCATTTAAATGGAAGTGGATGTAAATATTATAAATATTATACAAAAAAAACATATCTTGAAAAAGTAAAAAAAATACATAATAATAAATATGATTATTCTTTAATTAAAAATTATCATTATAATAAAAAAATTAAGATTATTTGTCCTATACATGGAGTTTTTGAACAAAATCCAATATGTCATATTACCTCAGGGTGTCCTAAATGTGTAGGAAAAAATATAATTACTGAAGATATAATTAAAGAATCAAAAACTATTTATGATAATTTATTTAATTATTCAAAAACTATTTTCATAAATAAAAGAATTTCTATGTTATTTGTTTGTAATAAATGTGGAAATATTCAAAAAGAAACATATAAAAATCATATACTTGGAAATGGTTGTATTAGATGTAATAAAAAAAAAGAATTTATAAAAAAAGCAAAAGAAATTTATAAAAATAATTATAATTATTCTAATATTAATTTTATTAATTTTACTGAAAAAATAAAAATTTATTGTAATAATTGTAATAAATATTTTTACAAAAAACCTACAATACATATTTGTAAAAGAAATCAAGGTTGTCCTTATTGTAAAAATTCAAAAGGAGAAAATAAAATATATGAGATATTAGAAAAAATGAAAATATTTTTTGTTAAAGAAAAACGTTTTGAAAATTGTAAAGACAAAAATTCATTACCATTTGATTATTATTTACCAAATTATAATTTGTGTATAGAATATGATGGAGAACAACATTTTAAATCAATTGATGTTTTTGGTGGTAAAGATGTATTCAAAGATAGGATAAAAAAAGATAATATAAAAAATAATTTTTGTAATGAAAACAATATAAAATTATTAAGAATTCCTTATTATGATTTTGAAAATATGGAAAATATATTAAAAAATTATATAAAATAAATCCAATTTATGGGAAATACAAGAAATCCAAAATCCCCAAAGAAAAGAAATGGTAAGAAATTCTATCATCAAGGGTTTTATAAAATCATTAATGAAGAAAAATATATGGGTGATACGAAAAAATGCATTTATCGGAGTTCCTGGGAGTTAAAATTTATGATGTTTTTAGATCATGAAAAAGATATTGTTAGGTGGGGTTCTGAAACAATAACAATACCATATCAAGATGAAAAAGGAAAATTTCATCGTTATTATCCAGATTTCTATTTTGAAAGAAAAGATAAAAAAGATCCAGAAAGATATGAAAGAGTTGTTGTAGAAATAAAACCTTTAAAAGAAACTCAACAACCAGAAATCCCAAAAAAGAAAACTACTAAAGCATATGAAAGTTTTGAATATAAATTAA